CTACCAAGTCTCTTTGGCTAATTGGCAAGTATAAAGGTGTCTACTACATTATAAAAGGTTTTTTGGCTCACGAGACAAATGCAAACTTTATTGGCTGGTACTTTGAACTTGATAAATACGTAGGAGGCAAGGTTCCTGTATATTGGTACATAGAGAACAATAAACTGCAAGACCCTTTCTACGAACAGGTGTTCAAGCCGCTACTACGTGAGGAGCAGCAGCGACGAAAAATAACACTTTTTATACGAAGTGATGGACGAAAGAAAGCTGATAAAGCAACACGTATCGAAGCTAACCTTGAACCAATTGATCGTAATTGTCAATGGGTGTTCAATGAAGAGGAAAAAGACAACCCTATGATGCAGGAGCTTATCAATCAGTGCAAACTCTTTGAGCTTAACTTACCATATCCAGCTGATGGACCTGACTCTCTTGAAGGTGGAATCACGATGACCGATGAGAAGATGGCAGAGGTTGAACCCACTATAACTATCAGTTTTCATACAATGGATGAGCAAAATCCTTATAAGATGTGATTATGAATAACTTTATCAATATAGAAGACTACGATGCAAGTATTCACCGCGAGATACTTGATGCACTGCTGCGTAAAGAAAGTCCAACTTATGATCCTCAGATAGTTGAGATATGTGAGGATAGAGCGGTAAGTGAAATGCGAGGATATCTGAACAAGATTTATGATTGTAACGCCATCTTTTCCGCAAGAGGGGAAGATAGACACCCACTCATTCTTATGTTTGCACTTGACATCGCTATCTATCACATCTTTACGCAACATAATCCGTACAAGATTGCAAAAATACGCCAGGATAGATATGAGCGTGCTATAGAATGGCTGAAAGGCGTAATGGGAGGAGACGTAACGATTGACGGTGCTCCATTGATGCCTGAAGATGAACTTAAGAACAATAGTCGTTGGCAAATACAAGCTGACGGCTTAAGACCAACATTGCTATGAACAGAAAAAAGAAAAACAGCCCTAAGCAAGGCAAAATAATACAAGGTGGAATGCTCGTTCCTCAAGGAATGAGACAGCCAGACATCGTTCTGCAGATGCCTGAGATATTCATGTTTGACATGAATGCGTATATGCAATCTGTTAAGGCTGCAAGGGGAATAGATTTCTCCAATAGGGCACGTCTGTACGATATGTATGACAGTGCTTCTCTTGACCTTCATCTCTCTGGAGTCATTGCAAAACGTATGCGAGGTGTTACGAAGATTCCTATTGAGTTTAGAAGAAATGGTGTACCTGATGATGAAATCAACAAGCAGATAAAATCACCCTGGTTCAAACAGCTGAGGAAAGACCTTGTAATGTCAGAGTTCTGGGGCTTCACACTCGTACAGTTCTATCTCAATGAGGAAGGTAATATCCGTTATGACCTTATCAATCGCAAGCACTATGACCCTATACATCGTAAGCTGCTCAAGTATCAAGGTTCTATGGATGGCGTGCCTATTGATGACTTCCCTGATATGCTTTTCGTTGGCAGCGAACGTGACCTTGGTATTTATGCAGAGCTTCTACCTGCTGTACTCTACAAGCGTGGAGATATGTCAGACTGGGCACAGTTCTGTAACATCTTTGGTATGCCAATTCGTGACTACACTTACGATGCTGGAGACGAGGATGCACGCCGTCGTGTCATCGCTGATGCACGCCGACAGGGTGCAAACGCAGCATACATTCATCCAAAAGAAAGCGAACTGAAACTTGTAGAGGCTGGTAACAAGACTGGTTCCAGCGACCTTTATAGAGCTTTTGCTGAGTACTGGGACTCAAAGATGTCTATACGTGTGCTGGGAAACACGCTCACCACAGACGCTAAGTCAACAGGAACGCAGGCGCTCGGTTCTGTACACAAGGAGGAAGAGGACGAGATGAACTCTGACGATCGTGATTTCATTCTTGATATTCTCAATTATGATATGCGACCTATTTTCGCCTCACTTGGCTTCAATGTGGAAGGTGGTGAGTTCGTCTATGCAAAGAAAGACAAGATTAACCCTGCTCAACAGATAGACATCGTTCAGAAGCTTTCGTCAATGGGTCTTCCGATTGATGACGACTACCTCTATGAAACGTTCTGCGTTGCTAAGCCTGATAACTACAAACAGCTGAAGGAGGAGAAAGAGGCTGCAAAGGCTACATTCAGAGAGCAACTTGGTTTACAGGTTAATGATGATGACAAAAAGAAGCAAGACAAAAACACTAATAAAACAGCGTTCAAACAGCATTTGAGAAGTTTTTTCGGACTCGCCCCAGACAAAGGGGCGCACTTCTGATTGATACGCTCTATTATGGTGAACATTGCTCTTGCTCTGGTCATAGTCATTTCCACAACGAAAGCCCAGCTATCTCATTTAATGTTGTGCAGGCTTTTCTACAAAGAATCCACAACAAGCCTGAATTAGCTGAAGGCATTGATCCTGGATTATGGTCGGCTGTTGTTAAAGTTATCAATGAGGCGACTGTGGAGGGACTTTCACAGAGTAATGCTACAAGTACACATGATGAGGAGTTTTATCGCACCCTGCGGCATTCTAATGAGGTTTTCGCTGCATTCAAAGTACATTCATTGGCTGGAGAGGTCGCAAATAAATTGCTGGACAGTGACGGTAAACTGAAACCCTTCAGTCAATGGGTAGATGATGTAAAGGGAATTACCTCACATTATGTTGGTGCGTGGCTTCGTACGGAGTATGACACTGCCGTAATCCGTGCACACAACGCAGCAGACTGGCGTGAGTTTGAACGTAACAAGGATATCTTGCCTAACTTGCGATGGATGCCTACAACTTCACCAAGCCCTGAAGGGAGTCATCGCAACTATTGGATGGCAAAGCTTACCCTGCCTATTGATGATCCTTTCTGGAACAATCATCACCCCGGCGATAGATGGAACTGCAAATGCTCTCTTGAAGCTACTGATGATCCTGTAAATCGTCCTGCTGATATGAACACCCCTCTGCCACAAAAAGGACTTGAAAACAACCCTGGTAAAGATGGACATACATTCAACGACACTCATCCGTATTTCCCTAAGGATTGTAATAGTTGCCCTTTCAATAAGGGGTTAAAAAACAAGCTTGTTACATTCTTCAGAAATGAGAAGAAGCATTGTTATGACTGTACTAAAATCGATTTTGTAATTCCAACAACAAAGGAGGATATTAAAAAGCTAACAGTAGAACAGAAGCATGCTATATACTCTTTGCCAATTGACCAACAATTTGAGGAGGTTGAAAAGAATGTGTTTAAACACAGACTAAAAGCAAAAGATGCAGAAGATTACAATAGATTGCTTGAAGTAGCTAACGTGTATGCTGCTACAGGTGAAAAAGTATGGATTCTGCCAGAAATTCATAAAAGTGAAGTTGAAATAAGACAGCTTTTAGGGCTTAAGTCAGAAACAAAAACTCCTGACATAAAACTTGCTAACAATGGGCTGTTCATAGATGTAAAGTCTCCAGAAGTCTATGGGAATATAGTACATAATGCTAACAAAGCTTCTGCTCAAGGGGGCATAGCTTGCATAACAGACCATGCAGAAAGGTTGACTCTTAATCTCAAGCAACTTGAAAAATTAAGTATGGATATCTTAATGCAAGAATTTTATAATAAGACTGAAGTACACTTCTATATAGAAGGAACTCTATATAAATACAACAGTCAAGGAAAAATCCTTGACTGAGGCTTTCCAGCTTCGCGGGCTGGTTACAGTGGTCATATCTCCCACAATGCAAAGATAGGTACTTATTTTCATTCCACAAAATAAAAAACGAGGAAAATTATATTATGGATGCAAAAGAAATAGAAAGGCGTATCTCACGTGTCAAAGACGAGATACAAAAGGAGGTGACAGATAGACTTCCTCGAAAGGTCGGTGTAGTGGCTGCAAACCACTTCAAGCAGAACTTCCGAGATGGTGGATTCACAGATGGAGGAGTTCACCAATGGAAACGTACGAAACGACAGGATGGCAATACGACGGATGCAAAATACTCTCCTCTTACCTCTCGACGCAATCACCTTATGCGTTCTATACAGAGTGAAACATCACCTGGGCAAGTTACAATATCTAACCCTGTTCCTTACGCAGCTGTTCACAACGAGGGTGGTACCATCAACACACATCCTACCATTACCAAGAAGATGCGTCGTATGGCTTGGGCTAAGGCGTATGCGCTGTCAGGCGTAAAAGGTAAAGGCAAACTACCAAAAGACTTACCTTCTGGAGCTAAGATGTGGAAGGCTCTCGCGCTCACGAAAAAGACAAAGCTTAATATCACAGCACGCATTCCACGACGTCAGTTCATTGGTGATAGCCGTGAGCTGACAGCAAAGATTAACAAGATGCTTGATGAGAGCTTAGAGAAAATTAAAGAACTTGTAAGTAGAACATAAATATGGAACAGACACTCTGCCAACTGATAGACTTTCTTAAAGAGAAAATGCCGTCGCTTTCAGTAATTGATGAAGACTACGGACAACTTGAAAATATAGAGGACGAGGATACTGATATGTATCCGCTAACGTTCCCTGCAGTACTCATAGAAGAGGCGCAGACAGAATGGAGCGATATTGGAATGCTTGCACAGAAAGGAACTTGTAGGCTTCGCATCCGTCTTATCATAGACTGCTATGATGACACTCACGCAACGAGTGGAACCACACAGGCTGTCAGAGAGCGTAATGAAATGCGACACCAGTTGCACCAGCTACTACAGGGAACCTGTCTTGGCACTGATGCTCCTTTGATACGCAAGTCTTCCAAGTTCTTTACTTGGAAGCACGGAATAAAAGTGTATGAAATGATGTACGAGTGTACGGTGTCAGAAATGGTTAAGGAAACAAGGACGGTTCAGAAACCTTCTTTACGCGTGAAGGTGTAACACGAAAGCCTGTGAAGAGCGGTGCTTTCATCTGCTTGCCATCTACTGTTTCGCCACGTTTAATCATATCACGAATGATATGCAGCACACGGCTTTCAGACAGATAAAACTCTTCATTGGAAAGTATGCGGATAGTATCATCGAAACGGAGGCGTCGTTCCTCTGTCCAGTAGAAGTAACGCTCAAATAACCTTCTGTTGCGTGCTTCTATCAATTTACTATCTCTTCCTTTACTCATATCTGCAAAATTAACAAATAATCATCTTATTTGCAAGTCTTTACACCTTTTTATCTGCTTATTACAAATAAAAACCGCCCAAATGTGTGTTCGTACACACTAATGGACGGTTTTATTCTTAAACAGGAGTTAGTTAATGATTTTTATCTGTTATAACCTACAGAAGCTTGGTTCTACGCGTTCCCAAACATTGGTCTTTGGATTCTTCTGATAGAAGTAGTAGTTGATAGCGTTCTTCTGGACCACATTCGCCTCCTTGAAAAGTGTCATAATCTCTGAATACTCACTATCGAACTTATCCTCCAACTCATACAGCTTAGAGATACTCTTGTAGTCGAGGTCGCCAGCCTTATTGCGTTCAAGCAGCGTCATTGCCATCTGATACATTGGATCGTCCGAACCTTTCTCGCTTTGCTTCATATAACGCTTGAGATAGTCAATTAGACGCTCTGCAGCAAGGTCTGCACGCTCGTCGAAGCCTTTCACCTTATTGCTTGAGATTTCAAGACGGAAATCGCCGTCAGTAATTGTGTAGCTTCGCTGGTCGTTCTTGCGAACCTGACCATAATCACGCATCACACTTACGAAGCTTTCAACTTCACCCTGTAACCAGTCGTGGAAGCCACGCACGTCAGTCACGATACGTGTTAAGCGTTGCCACACATCGTGCATCATCTCAGCACGTAGCCCTTCGTAGGTCTCACGGCGTTCAATGCGACTCTGCTTTTCTTCGTTCTGCAACTCGGCAAGTAGCTTAGCACGCTCTTCTTTACTTAGATTCTTAATGTTTACCATATTAATCTGTTTTTTGTTTACGGATGATCATTCTTATTTTTGTATTTAAAGCATTGAGATCATCCACATTCAATGCTCTAAAAGATTTACCTGCTATACGTGGGTCTTTACAGAAAGCATCTACACGGTTCCAGTCTGTCGTATCTATGCCGTATATCTGCAACTGGTGAAGAACTCCGCTACGTGCCTTGCGTAGGATATCATACTGCTTACGTCTTCGCTCGTCATATCCTGTAATATCCTCCATCTGTCTACACATAGCATCATACTCTTTATCTAACATCTGATGAAGGTGTACTGTTCTGTTTTGTGTGAACTGATAGACCAGCGTTTCCTTGTCAGCACCAGGCATCTTCTTTAACAGGGTATAAAACCATGCGTAGTTCCTGTTGTACGCTCCCATAGCTTTTCCTCCTTCCAATCTTTATATGCTTTACGACCAGAAGCTACAGCCTCTGTAAGATCATCGCTAAGGTCACTTTGACCGAACAATGGTATGCCGTGTACGCTCACATATAGCTCTCCATTAAATTCCATTACTTGTACGGCTTCACGTGCCTCTGCATCGAGGCGTGCCTGTCGTTTGTTCTGCATTCTGTCGGCACGTTCCTCATGCCATGTTTGCAATCTCTTCTTGAGCTTGTCTAAAAATGTTGCCATAATCTTTTTTGTTTTAGTTGACAAGTTTACGGGTTTACAAGTTGACATGTTAATCGTACTGATAACTTGTTTACTCATTCACTCGTCTACTCGTTTACTTACTGATATAATATGTTTGAATTAATTTTCCGTTTCGCTTGATAAGTAGTTGGGTCTGACCTTCTTCTCTCATAAGATAGGTGCTTATATCGCTTTTCACTGCTATGTCTTTACGAACATACAACTTAGATATGAACCAGTCTATAAAGTCTTTCAACTGCTTCCATTCCTCTTCAGTATCTTCTATTCCTCGCAAAGAGTATGTATTACTGATAGCCATCTGTAGCTTTAGCAGCCACATCGGTTTGTCGTTCGGACATACAGACTTGTATCTTAACATTTCCATAACTACTCTTTTGAAGCCTTCCACACAACATTAATCACTGCATCAAGCTTACCACTACCTTCACATATTGGGCACTTTAACTTGTATCTCTCTTGCCAGTCGTCTTCCTGCCAACGGTATCCGTTCCCTTGACAGTAGGGGCAAATGTGCCCTTGACTCTCGACTTGGTCTGTCATCCTACCACCAGGAGTCACCAGACCAGGACTAATCTCAATAAATCGTTTTTCCTTACTCATAGTTTTATTGTAACTCTAATTGAACATTAAAATGATACTCTCTGCACAGCCTTTTCACCTGTACTACATCGAACGGCTCTCTGTCAAAAGCAAAGAAGATGGTACGCTCACGTGTAAGTACTCTCACTCCTTTCTTTCGTAGCTTGTACAATAGGTTGTCTCGCTTGTTTGCCATAACCTTTACTCTTTTGTTTCGCCCCAGTATATATCTGCTCGTTCTTTCCATATCGTGTAATAGCCAAGATTGCCAAAATAGCGTCCCTTACTGATTGCTCTGTAACCTTCCACCCATATCTTCAGTGCTGCATCAAACATAACACTCACTGCCGTGCGACCTGAAGGCTTGTTGCCGTCTGCCTGACTGATAAAAATGAGCAGCTTATCACGATGTCGAGCCTTGAATTCCTGATACTCCTTAAAGCTCATCTGTGTGTATTGAAAACTATCAATAACTACGATATCTGGACTTTTACGCTTCTTGAGACGTGCATCAAGGTCTTCCATACTTTCGCTAATAAGAATAAACCTCCGTGCAACGTCTTGCATACCTGCTTTCATAAGCGTATTCTTCATCGTCAGAGAGAAACCTTCCTCTAAGGAGTTATAAGCAACCCTTCCATACTTAGCTAATTCTTTACAGAGCTTCATCGTGAAGCTGGTCTTACCACTTCCACTTCGTCCCCAGATGAACCATACACCGCCTCGTTCTGGTGCTCCGAAGGCATCTGCCCAGTCGCCTTCAAATGGATAGGTTTCTTTCTTCATACGTAGCATATCGGTTACTGACATTGCTCTGTTCATTGTTTTGAGGTTTGAACGTTATTTGAATGGTGTTTTACCGCTGTTTGAGCAGTTATAAGTTTTACTCTATGAATACTCTTTTTCACACGTCGTAGGTCGAACTCATATTCTTCAGAATCTCTCACCACTTCTGATATGCGTGCTTTGTCCGTCACGCCATTCGCCACACATACAGCATAGACATCGTGAGCACCGGTCCTCTCCAGCTCGAAGAACTTGCGACCGATACGTGAGTGTATCTCGTTATATCCGCACTTATTGTATCGCAGCCCCATTGTCATACGACGCTTGATGTAGCTTGTTGAGAAGAAGACGATACCACATTTATCCTCCAGACGATTATACAAGTCGATGAAGTAGTGGAACACTCGCTCTGGCAACTTATCCGCCTCATCGAAAAGCAGCAGCGGTGCCTGCATCTGAATAAGATCATCAATGATTCTGTCGAGCAGCTCTCTGATGCTGTAACCTTCTGTCTTCTGACCGATACGCCGTGCTATCTCACGAATGAAATCGCTCTTCTTCATATCCTCGGAGCAGAGAATATAAAACACCTCGCCATGCTCACTTGCATATAGCTTGGCTGTGGTAGTCTTTCCGCAGCCTGCTTCACCAACTACCCACGTAACATTCTTGACTGTCTGGGCATCGTTCATAGCGAATACCATTTCCTGATAGGCTTTCGTTTCCACAACCTGCCAGTCTGTACCAGCACTTGTGCCAAGCTGAGATGCAAGGTTGCGCCACATATCGTCGCTGATATTTTCCCACTTGCCCTGCAATATGCTGCTCACTGTTGCGCTACTTGTTCCTGTAAGGCTCTGTGCAGCCTTGTTCTGACTTGGGTACTTGCTGACGTATTGTCTTAAGCACTCCTGTATCTGTCCTTTTTCGTTCTTTGTTAGTTTCATATTGTTGTTGTTCTTTTATTTATTGTTCCTGTCAGTGAGGCATTGCCTCGCTGCTTATAATTACCTTATCACTTTCAGTGCATAAGTGACCCACTTTTGATGCATAAATGACCCACTTTTGATGCGTAAGTGAATGACTTATCATCGGTTTTATTTTGTCCCTGTCAGTGAGGCATTGCCTCGCTGCTTATAATTTCCCAGCTACCGAAGCCATATCAACTACTGCTGTCTCAACCTCCGCCCAGTCCTCAAGGCTTACTTGCTTCGTCTTTCGTCCTATCTTATACTCTTCTGGCGACTTGATATAGATGCCAGTACGACGTTCAATCTGTCTGCGTTCAGCTGCTGTCATTCCCTTAGGCTTTGGACTACGCAATCCATGCTGCTCTGGCATTACGCCGTGAGCCTTTTCAATCTCACGTCCTGCAACGGTACGCTCAATGCGGTCAGTGGTATTCGCAGCCTGTTCCTGTCTGATGAATGCTGCTTCGCCTTCTGTCTGCTCTTGTATCGCACGATGTATCACAACGTAAGGCTCTGCTACTCGTTCAAATCGCAGACTGCCGTCAGCCTCTTTCTTATAGAGGCGAATGCTTCCGAAGTCGTAAGGATCATACTTAACAACGAACCGCTCGTAAGTGTGCTGCCTGCGCCACTCATGGTCTGGAACACCTGGCTGACTCATCACTTCGTATTGTCGCTTTTCCTTCTTAATCGTTACGCTGATACCCTGGTCGGTGAAGGTACTCATACGCTTAGCCGTTACCCAGAACATATCCACCATGTCGTGTGCCGTAATCTGCTGCGTTTCCTCATTCACGCTGCTGTCGTAGGCTTCCTGTCTACTCTTGCCGTATACAGGGTGCGCCATTTCGTTCCACTCCTTAGTAGCTTTTGCGTAAGCATCTTTCAGTTCCTCAAGCGTATAGAGTGAGTCTTTATTCTCCTCAATAAATTCAAGGTTCGGACGGCTCGACATCTTCTTTGCCGTAATGTTCTGACCTGTGAATCGCCAATCCTTGTGCAGCACTTGCTGCTGAAAGCGACCGAACACTGCCTCTATAGTCTTCGACTCACCATTATATGGCTGGGTCGTTCTATGCACGTGGCAAAGCTTCTTAAACAGTCCGTCGGCATCCAGTTTCTTATGTCCGCCCTGGTTGTCATGTACTATCTCGTAAGGCTTGTGCTTGCTTGTCTGAATGGCCATGCGATATGCGAGATATTGCGCCTCGTAATCCTCACTATCGCTGATGTGCCAACCAAGCATCACTTCACTCATCGCATCAATGACTACATAGACCTGCGTGGTGCGCACCTTGCCAGCATCATCCTTATAATATAGGTTCAGCTTCGTGCCATCACCATACCACAACGCATCACGTTTCGTTGGCAGTGCCGTCCGGTGCTTACGTCCGAACTTCTGTCGTGCTGCCTGCTCACCATGTACAGCATCATACCATAGTGGTATAATCGCAGCACTGTTCAGCCATCGCTTCATACCGCTAAGGCTTTTCAGTGGCTTCCAGCCGTTTGCTTCCGCCTGACAGTTTGCCTCTTCAAAGAGCTGCGCATCGGTGTAGACTGGAACCCTGCAACGCTTCAGTGCGATGAGTAGCTGTCCGAACTCGTCTGTTATCTTCTGTGTGTTCTTATTTCCAACCTTACCGCTGATAAGGCTCTTGTAGCCATCTGCCTTGAAAGCCTTAATCTTTGCTTTCAGTCGTGCTTCATTTTGTGGAAGGGTGTGCTGATACTCTTTGCGCATAGCTTCAGAACTCTGATAGATTACCTCCCAAGCCCCTGCAGTGCTGCCATTCAAACTCTGACGAATTGCCCTACGCTGTGCCATCATCTTCAACAGTTCTTTCAGTACACTTGCATTAATGGTGTACTCTTCAATGAGCTTCTCTGTCAGATGTTCCTGCTTGCCGTTCTTCTCGTAGGTGAAGCTTTCAAAGAACTCACGTGCCTCGCTGTCCAGCCGTATGCGGTCACGCATCATTGCTTCCTTCATTCGTTGCTCTGGATCACCGTATCGTTCCATATACCGAGCCTTGTATTTCTGAGGAATGGAACTCCATGCGTAGAGTGCCTGACCGCCTTCGCCACCTCCACGGTGTACGCTGACGATATTTCCACGGCTCATGTTCTGACGTAATGTTGCAGCTTTTATAACCGCATCACTACCTCCAGTCAGTTCCGCGTAGGTTACGCACAATATCTTGTTGAAGTATTCCATCCCAAATATAGTTATAAGCTCATTGCCATCAATTCAACTTCACTCTGTAACTCCACGAAGGCAGGTATGTTCATATCTTGCTCTCGACGTGTCACAACTCCGTCAACAAAGACACTCACGCTGCCATCCTTGCGGTCTACAACCAACTTCACACGCTCACCGAAGGTCTGTGTCATTGTCTGTTCTGCTTCCTCGTGAGTAGTCTCAATATCAGCCTGCTTCCAATTAGGAGTTCCGTTCAACTGTGTCAGTGCAGTGTAGCGAATCTTTCTTGCAAGGTCGCTGTTACTCTTGAAGTTCAGAGCCTTCCATACCATTACTGTGGTGCAGTTAAAGACTTCACAGAGGTGAGCCTTACCTTTCTTACTTACATAGATTTGTTTTTCCATAATTCCTTTCTTATAATGTTAATCTTGTAGGCGGTGGGGAATCGAACCCCAATCGCTCCGATGCTTTTAATTCCGTGTCCGCTACCATTCGGACGTAGCCGCCTTTTTGTTAAATATCTATATTACAAGCCAGTTCTGTGAATTTAACGAGCAGCTCCTGCTTTGCCTCAAACTCAAGCACTGTTGCCAAATGTTTCATCTCACCTACACAGCTACTTCCTATCTTGATTTCTATAAGCTCTTGTGTTAAGGTTGAGATTACATCCATCATATACGCCTGTAACGTTTCAAGGTCACCGTTATTTATTTCTTTCAGAAGCTGGTTATAATATTCGTTCTTAATCTCACACCTATACAGCACACTTGCATGCTGCCGAAAGAAGTGCTGATAATTATCAAACATCTCATCGTGACATTCTATAATGTTTTTGTTTATAATCTTTAAGCAAGAAGTAATATCTTCCTTGATACGTTCGATCTGCTCTACATACTTTTTCGTTTTTTCAACCTTCATAATCTTTAATCTCCTAAATTTGCAAATAACGCCCCTTTTTTGTATCTTTGGACGCTGTTAATAAACTTAACACGCTGCAAAGATAATACGCAAATGCGAATAAACAAAATTATTTCGCAATTATTTTACGCAAAAGAGCAAATTATTAAACAAATGGATATCAATAAACGCTTTGAAATTATAATAAACTCTGTTTACAATGGTAATCAGAGTGCCTTTGCAAAGGCTATTGGAGTTACTCCTACAGTGATTGCCAACGTAGTAGGGGCAAGGCAGGGCAAGCCTTCTTTTGACGTAATATCAAAAATATGCGCAAATGCGAATATATCTGCAGAGTGGCTTCTCACAGGCAATGGGGATATGCTCAAACCCACAACAGAAGAATCACAAGTAAAGGTGAAGCCTATACACCAACCTCGCAGCATAGAGAAAAAAGAAGATACGCAAGTAGTATATCTCTATGATTTTGAAGCTACTGCAGGACTAAAGGCTCTATTTGCCAACAACAAGCAGAACATTATTGACACGATCAAGATTCCCAATCTTCCCAAGTGCGATGGAGCGATTCGTATAGTGGGTGACTCTATGTATCCTTTGCTGAAGTCTGGTGATATCATCTTATATAAGCAGCAGTCGCCCGACATGAATAATCTACTCTATGGGGAAATGTACCTTCTCTCCTATGATATTGACGGAGAAGACTATATCGTGGTAAAGTACATCCGCAAGTCCGAAAGGGGCGAACCATTTGTTACGCTCGGATCAGAGAATCCTGCCTATGCGGCAAGAGACATTGACTTCCGTCGCATCACAGCCCTGGCACTCGTCAAGGCTTCCGTACGCATTAATTGTATCATCTGATTGACATATATATTATGATAGACCCAGAGAAGACCGAACTTGAAGAGTTCTTGAAAGAATATACCAGAGCACGACGTAATGCAGTGTTCTTTATTGAGAACTATTGGAACAAGCTACATCCTGACAAGCCCATCATACTCACAGATGATGAGAAGCAACAGCTTTATAAAAGATTTAGAATGGCACCGTTAGTTCATGATATTGTAGCTTATACAAAACGCCTGGAAGAACTGCGAGCAAAGGGCTACAAAGATTGGGAGATTGATGCATAACTATATTCAATTATAATACGTCTAATAACTTAAGTTTATATTATATGAAAGAGAAAAAGAAATGGAGTGAGAGGACTCCACAAGAAAAGAAAAAGGCAAGGCTTAATCTTACTATATTAGCGGTTATTGGCTTAATCGTAGTATCTATATTGGTTGCAGGTGCATTTAGCGACTCACCAGAGCCACAAGAGAAGAAAGAACCTGTAGCTGTTGTTCACAATGATGTATTAGATGCTTCAGTACGCCAGGTAAAACAGTTCTTAAAAAAGAATCTGAACGATCCTGAAAGCTATGATGGTGTTGAATGGAGTCCAGTATCACAGAACCCACACACCAAATGGTTCATAGTACGTCATAAGTACCGTGCAAAGAATCAATATGGTGCAACACAGATCTACAACCAAATCTTTACACTTGACAGCCTGGGCACAGTTATAAGCATTTCTGATGTTGAATAAAACACTTAAGCTATAAGTATATCTAATACTTTCGATAGTTTAAGTAGGTTTATATAATCCTAAATATTTTTATTAACTAAACTCTATTAACAATGAAAGAAGAAGAGGAAAAGACGAAAGAGCAGTGGGTTACAACAAAAAGAAGAGAGGTAAGAATGACAAATTCCGACAAAACCCTTACAAAGCATACTCACTAAGGCTACGAAGGCTGCAATAACTATTGTGGCCTTCAATATTTTCATTATTTTAAGTATTGTTTTTGTACGCTCCTCCAATTGTTTGTCATTCACGCGAATAGCATAAGCAGCATCTTCTATACTATCATAAATGATATTAAGGAGATGTTCTTTATTAGCAATAGCCTTATTGTTCTTATGTTTCCTATATAGATAAGACATATTCTTTTCAACAAGAAGGTTTTCTGGACTATTACCTGCGTCCCTATACGAATGAACCCATATTGCATCCACAAAAAGAATATAAAGTGCTGAACCTAAACCGAGACATAAGATGACTGATGGAATAAGCAAATAAATAGAGTTTGTAGACAAGACGAATGCAATTAGTCCAGAAAAGGCTGTAATAAGTAGTCCAAACAAAGTATATACTCGGTCTGTAGATTTACGTAATTGTTCCAGCGTACTATTCACAAGTAAATCTGCGCGTGATAAGACAAAACGTGCATTCTCCTCATCAAGTTTATCTCGTAACTCGTCTGACACCTTATAATCATCATTCATAATTTACCTCCTTATGCGCCACGCACACACTTTTTAATGATTTTACACCACAAATATAAGCAAAATCCCCAATAAATCAGGCATTTCAGGAAGTTTTTAATTTTATCTCATTGTACTATACCCCTCCTTATACGGAATAAATGGGGGGTATAAATGATAAAAAATAGGGTCTATCCGCTTTTTTTCGTCTTTATTAGGGGGGTGAATGTGGTCAAAAACATATAAAAAGTGTCACCCCTAATGTCACCCCTCTTTACACATTTCGTTTTACACTGTCACTCCAATCGTCACCCCTAATGTCACTCCAAAGCCATTTTTGACCCTAAAAACACACCTTTACAACCCCATAAAATAAAGAAAACGGCTTTCAACCGTTCAAAAACGTATTGAAATCCGTTCAACTATCGTTCAATCAGCGTTTTAGCTGTTCAGACATACCCTTATTTTGTCATCTTTGAGCGTATAAGCTCACCAGCTCTGATACAAGCCTTTTTGTTCAGTACAACCCCTCCCTTGCTCAGTCCTACACGCTCCAGCGAGCTTTGCTTAATACCTATATCTTTAGCCGTCAAAACGCTGTAAATCGCAGGAATTGAGCCAAAGTAATAATTCTTTCTCCCTTTCATCAATTGTACGTGTATTACTTTTGTCATAGTTATCTCTTTTTGTTTGCAAATATACAAAATAGTTACTATATACGATATTTTAACCATATAATATTTTACTAAATGCGTAAAATAAAAGGTAAGCTGTAAATAGCCTACCTCATCAATTTATACATAAAACAACCCTGTCACAATTATTTCCTGCACTTTTGTCGCCGTCAATACTCCTTACACTATTAAGCACCCACACTCAGGCTTAAAACGTCCCAAATCGCCCCATTTAGCCTCCTATGTAACATTACTCTCTCAAACACCGTTCAAACGCTCATCGAATGTAACGCAAATGTAACACGCTTGTAACATTTCGTTTTGCGCCCCGTTCATCCTCTAATATTCGGTAACTCTCTGATTTACAAACAATATAATCACGTCAACCCAACTATTGTATTTACACATTTCGTTTTACCCCCCTTATATCGCTATCATTAGGAGGAGCAGGAATAAAGGTCTTTTGTGGAGCCAATCGCTGCATTTCAACAAGAATACCACTCTCCGTCACCACTATAAACTCCTGAGCATCATTCTCAACACTATACTTCAATAAGGCAGATGTACTTCCAACCTTATCAGCTAAGCAGAGTACAGTAGGTGGACACTCTGGATGTGCCAGTACTTTTGCTGCTGGATGCTCGCGTTTTAACTGCTGAATCTTCTCTACAGAGAATCTATCATGAACTTCACATGCACCATCCCAAAGCAACATCTCACGTCCTGTTTGCTCGCTGATATAATGTCCTAAGTTCCTATCTGGTCCAAAAATGATAGGAGTATCCTTTGGTAAAGACTCAACAATCTGCTTTGCATTACTACTCGTCACCACAACATCTGTCACAGCTTTGGTTGCTGCAGTTGTATTGACATAGCTTACCACGGTATGATTAGGGTGTGCTTTTACAAACTTCTCGAACTCATCGGCTGGG